CTCATTATTCTTCTTACAAACATAAATAATCTCTTCCCCAGAGATTAATCCGTGTTTAAATCCATCGTTCTTCAGATCCTTTAGATTTAGTTTCTTTGAAAGATACTTTAATACTTTATTAGCGGCTATTTCTTTTGAGTCTAGGTACTTAGTAGCCATAAACTTAGAGACATCAGCAGGATCCATTAACATAGATTCATCTACTTCCAAGCCTTGCAAATTAAACTCTTGTAACACAGTATTTAATTGCTGATTAACATAATTTCTTAAAAGATGGTCTCTGTAAAATAACTTAGATCGAACACCCGTATCATTAGTTAAAACTGCTTTATAATCAAATTTTCTTCTTAATTCTTCTCCTAAGAGGACTTGAATCTTATTATATGTCTTATTATAAGGCTGTATGACATCATTAAATTGTCCTACCTGAATACCAAGAGGATTACATTCTTTTTCAAAATCAGCTTGGTTTATAATATTATTATAAAGTTGGTAATTAGATAACTTAGTAGCTCTCGAACTAGAAGCAGGTATAGCAGTAGAAGCTCCATAATCCTTAATTATATAGTCTATAGTATCTTTAGCCCATTGCTTGTCATCTTTTATTTTTTCAGCGTAAGATACTCGCTGTTGTGGTAGTTTGTTCATTAAACAAATATTTATTTTTTACTATAAAACTCTCAAATTCGTCCACAGACTTAGATTTATTTTCTTCTTGTCTTTTTGACGATATATAGATTTCATTTAACCCTATAATACATCCAACAAATCCCATAACTGCATCAAAGTTACCTTTTAAATTAAAAGCAATTAATTGCTGGAGTAAGAACTTATCAGGTAAAACATCTAAGTTTCGCTTGTTCTGGCCTCTTTCCTCTAAGAGAAAACTTCTCACATATTGTAGCGCTTCCCATTTTACTTTTTCATTAGACATAGGATACCCGTATATTTGAGACTCTTTAGAATCATAAGACGCTTTCTTGTTAAGAACATTTACAGGTTGACGAGCTAGAAGATCTAACCTTTTTACTTTTTCGAAATAATCTTTAGTATTTCCTACAGCATTCTCAAAGTAAATTTTAGCGTTGCCGTAAAACATTGAAAGCTTATGTAATATCTCATTTACTTTATTTACACCATCATAGGGTCTTCCTACGTAGGAAGCAACTACTTCATTATACCCTAAATGAGGATATTTAGAAGTTTTTAAAACGTAAATAGAAGCAAAAGAGCCAGTAGTAGTAGATGTACGGTAAGGGTCATGGCCAATAATATACATACCTTCAGGAACTTCATAATTAACTTCCTGTGGAAATTCGTAAATAGTTATAGCTCCTTCAGTATTATCTTTATTCCAAGGGTAAGAGTTTATAGGAGCAGCATGTATATCCACTTCGTAAGATACGCCCTTTGTAGATTCAGGGTCAAAGAACAAGTTTACATTAATAGGATCATTATGCTGAGTTTGAATTTCAGATAGTCTTCTTCTGAGTTCTATAGTCGGAAATATAGTAGACTCCTTAGAAAGAAATATTTCAGAAGGTAGAATAGGGCGATACTGTATCTCCATTGCTAGCGCATCTGACGATGCTTTAGATGCTTTTTCTCTAGCTTTTAAGATCTCTTCTTTAGCAGCATCAATATTGGTAAAACCCTGCTCGTTCTTATGATTATCTAAAGCTAAGTAGGCGGGGATAAAAAATCCTATATATCCTCTATTCTCATAAATATCTTCTGAAGGAAATATATCGTAAGCTTCAGGTTCGTAATACATTTTAGAAGCATCCAGAGTACCAGATGACATATCTCCACCTGTTCCTAGCATAGCTAAAGTACCAGTCTTCCAAAGACCATCTCGAAGATTATCCTTAGTATTTTTATAAATCTCTTCTAAGTTGGAGGCATGCCCACATTCTTCGATGAAAATAGCATAAGGACGAGTACCTTGCTCAGCATAAGGATTATCCTTAAATGTACGATGATTAATAGTAGCCCTTGTACCTTTGGTTTCCCATCCTCCAGAAGTTTTCTGCTTATACTCAGCAATAATACCTGAACCTGCTGCCCACGAACCTTTATACTCTTTATAAAAAGGAGAAGGGTAAGTTCTACCTTGAAATGTTGTATTACCCGGAAGGTGCTCTAAAGCAAATTTAGTTTTGGATAAAAAGCCTGTTGAATACTTAGAGTCTTCTGCACCAACAGTAAGAAGGATAGATTGTTCTGTCTCAGATTGGCCGTATCTGGTAATACCATTAAATAACCAAGTAGGAAGAACAATACCGGTAGAAAAAGAGTAAGTTTTACCAGATCCACGAGACCCCATCACCATATAATTATACGCGGGGTTAGTAAATATCGGATAACCTTTATGGTAAGCATGTCTCATCTCTAAGAGATGTCTGGGATGCTTATACTCTTTTATTACAAGTTGGTTATTAAAAGTAGTAAGAGTGTGAGGAGCTTCCTCTTGTAAAATATCTAAAGTTATATTAGGCTCTAAAACTATTTTATCTGAAGTAAACTCATTATCATCTGAGAATCCAGAAAACCCTCTAACTATTAACCATTCTCTAAAAAGTAACCATTCTAAATCTCTAAGTCTTGGAGTACCTACTTTCTTAATATTCCTTGACTGTTTAGTATTTAAAAGGATCTTAGCAAAGTTAGAATAAAAATAAAGATTAGAGGGCATATAGTATCCTTGATACCAGTAGCCCTCTATAGATTTTCTTTTTTCGCTTCTCCAAAAAGATATGTAATCGTTAGACAGTGGGTGATAATCTGGGACTTCTTTAATTAGAAACTCCTGAGGATTTATCAACATAATTTGTCTCTTCGAGTAAACGTTCTGTTATTTCGTGGTAAGCTTGTTGAGCAGCTTTTAATGACGGATAAGGATGTATGTGTATAAAATTATAAGTAAAGGAAGGTAATATCCTCGAAGGAACAGATAATGCTTCCACATATAATTTATACTCTCCATTTCCCAAGCTTTCATACCCAGCCATAAATTCATGATTGTCATAAAGATGTTTCTGCTGGGCATCCATCTTAGATGGGTATGTGGTATAGTTTTCTATATTCATTCCGCATTTAGTGTTTGAAACTCCTCTACATTTTGGTGAGGATTGTAAAAGTCTTGGTCAATATTGTTAATGAGTGTATCAGAAAGTAGGAGCATAGTAGCGGCTGAATTAGCATTCTTTAGAGCTTCAAGAAGTACGAGAGTAGGGTCAATGATACCTGCTTGAATAAGATCTACTTCTTCATTTGTAAGAATGTTCATATTAGTAATAGCAGAGTTACCATCAAATCCAGCATTCTGTACAATCTTCCTATTAGGACAAAGAAGAGCTTGGGTATAAGCTTGGTAGATTTCATTATCATCAGGTAAAACATGACAAGCTTCAATGAGAGCTACTCCGGCGCCTTTGGTGTAACCTTGGGCAATTGCACATCTTGTAGCTTTTAGAGCATCATCTATCCTAGCTTTTATCTCTTTTTGCTCTGCTTCAGTAGGAGCTCCTACATACATTACAGCAATTTTAGTAGAAAGAAATCCATACCTTTGCTCAAGTTTTTCTTTTAGAAACTCATTAGTTTCAATTAGAAGCTGATCTTGAATTTGTTGTTTTCTTTCCTGCACTCTTACAGGGTCTATAGTAGGATTCTGCAGAATAGTAGAATCTTTATCGACGGTAATTTTATCACAGGTTCCTAAATCTTCTAAGGTAACATTCTCAAGCAAGCCTTGATCCGCATTAGAAACTAACTTTGAGGAAGTAAGTGCAGAAAGGTCATTTAAGATAGCTTGTCTCCTCTCAGCATAGGCAGGAGCTTTGATGGCTACAACAGGAAAATTAGCTCGTACCTTATTAAGAATAAGAAGAGTAAGAGCATGCTGGTCAATATCATCCGCAATAATAACCAGTGGTCTCTTTTGCTGATTAGCAATTTCGAGAGCCGGAATTACTTGTTCATTACGAGTAATCTTAATATCAGTAATAAGAATAAGAGGTTTTTCATACACTACCTCTTGTTTAGACTGATTCGTAATAAAATAAGGAGAAATGTAAGAAGCAGGAATAGATACACCATCGATTGTAGAAATAGTAGTAGAAGTAGTTTGGGAATCTTCCATTGCAATTATCCCATCTAAGCCTACATGTTGGTAACCTTGTTGAATTAGTTGAGCAATCTTAGAATCATTATTAGCTGATATTTTAGCAATATCATAGATATTATCTATCGTTACTTTTTTAGAAGTACTGACTAGTTCTTGAGTTACTTTATCAGTAGCCTCATCATAAAGTCTTTTAATCTCAATAGGAGAGTATTTACTGAGGAGGTCCTTTCCGTTTTTGAAAAGATGGTAAGCAAGAACTGTACTTGTTGTCGTGTTATGAGTTACAATAAAGTTATCTGTTATATAGAGATGAGAAGGATGAGAAACTTTTATACATTTCATAGGAAAAAATGTATCAGTAGCTGTAATATCTATAATCTTTATACCGTACTTGTAGCCTTTAAGTTGTGATACTCTATGTATAGGAATATTAGAGTAGGAATCTTTATCATTGTCTCTCTGTCTTAAATAATGATGTACGTCATAACCTAAACTCCAAACAAGTGTTTTAAAATCTTTTGCAAGCTGATGACTTACAGTACTAAATTCAAATAATCCTTTCTTATTTAAATATCCGTCAGTATCAAGTAACCCTTGAAGAAGACCTCTACGAATTTCTTCAGAGTTAAATAAGTAACTATATGGAATAAATTTAGTAGAAGATTTTGTACCGTATAATCCAAGCTCTTTTAGTTGTTCCTTTAAAAAAGAGTCTTTGAATTTAATACGAAAATAATTCTTTCTTTCTTTGAAGGCAACTGTAAACTTTAGGTTAGTAGGAAGCTTAGAAATTATATGCTCCTTGTTTAATCCTAAAGATAACTCTATTTCTCCTGTGCCACTTAAAGAACCGTCTCCTATTAAGAGTCCAAGTAAATAAGGATCGATAGTTATTGGTTTTTCTGCTAAGTGAATTTTAGCTTTTGGTAAGTAAAACCCATGTATAGAGTCTCCAGCTGGAGACATACTTTTTACTTTACCTGTTTTTAAGATCTCTTCTGTAGTAAGAACTTTAGAAGATCCATAAGAAGTAATAACATTCCATAAGTGATTAGAAGAGCACTCGACTACTCTACCATCAGAAAGAGTTACTTTATAAATTTGTAAATCTCCTTTATCATATACTTCCTCAACTATTTGAGTAGTCTGGTCTGGAGCGCATATAATATCTCCTTTTTTTATCTGCCCCATAGTAGTAAAACCATTAGGAGTTAGGATTTTAGCATGAAGTGGTTGGGGACCATCACCTGCCTTTTCTAGCGTTTTAAGAGCAGCTTGCTTAATAATTTCCGCTCCTAAATTCTCTTGAGGATTAGGAAGTACAGTATGTTTTGCTACAGTAACACCATCTTTAGTTACAAGCGGAGTACCATAAGTAGCTTCAATAACAACATTTCTTCCTTTAGGGCCTAGTGTCGAAGCAACTGCTCTGTAAAGCTTTTCTGCACCTTTAAGTAAAATTTCCTGAGAATCAGGTGAAAAAGTAATCTGTTTAGTTGGTAGTTTCTGCATTATTTATTTCTATTAAATCAGGATCAATTATAAATTGTAGTCTATCAAACAAGAACTGTAAGTAGTAAGACAGAATCTCGTGATTATTGGGTTTTATTTTTATGTTTAAGAAGTCAAGTCCTCTGATTGCTGCATGAGAGATTTCATGGACTAATTGAGACATATTAGATTCTTCTGAGAGAAAAATATAAGATTTAGGTCCATCTGTTACAGTATACGCTAGAGTATGCTCATCTACAGAAAGATCCCAACTATATTTTTCAGAAAAGTGTTTAAATGTCTTTTCTAAGGACTTACATCTAAAAACAGTAACAGTAAGAGGTAGCATTCTAGCTCGAGCTGTTAGAGATTTAAAGTATTTAGTTTCTTTTATCATATTATTCCTTTGTCTGATAAAGACAGCTCTGTATCCCCTAGTACTCTTGAATCCGATTCTTCTTCAGCTTTCTTTTTTACTTGCTGGTAATTATCCCACATCTTAGAAGTAGCTGCCATCATTTTGTCCAAGATCTCATAAGTCTCCTGAGAATAACTAAGAGTTCTGATAAACTCATCTCTTTCTTCTAGCTTCTTTTCCCAAGAATCTAAGAGCCTTTTAGATTTTGTTAGAGAAATCTTACCTATCTTATCTAGAATATCCTGATACTTAGAAACATCTAACTTAGACTTTAAATAATCCTGTTCAATAAGAAGTACTCTGGAACTAGGATCTAAGGTAGCATATAATGACTTTGGATGAGAGTAAAGAACTAAAGCCCACATTAACTTAGAGGGTATTTTCTTAGCTTTTTCATCTTGAAAGAACAGGGAGAGTTGAGGATCAGAGTAAAAATCTTCATCAATTTTTAGTTCCAGATTCATTATTTAATTGGGTTAAGAGCTTCTCGATCAATTGTTTTATCGCTTTGTTCGCTAACTCCTTCGTTGCTTGGGGAATCTCCTTGGATTCCATTATCTGTAGTAATTCGTTTATCATTTAAACTTTTTATAAAAATGTAATATTCTTCAATATTATTTTTTAAGGATTCCCATTGATCTTGATTTAAGAAAGCAGCCCATCTTTTTTTAGAATCTACTTTCTGAGGTGCATAAAACATATTAGGAGTTATACACTTACAAATTAGACATTTCTGATTTAAGAGACACTCATTACATAAATGCGCTCTAAGAAGGGCTTGCTCTCTTTGATATTCTGGTAATCCGAAATAGTACTTACTGTTGCCCTGAAGGAAGTTCTGTAGATCCTGAATCTTCATTTCGGTTTTGGATAAAGGGCTTTAAAGATTCTCTTACTTTCTTGTAAGATTCTATAATTAATTCAATTATCTTGATAACCTCTTTGTAATTTTTGATTATAAAGAAGAGAGGTCTTTTAGGATTACCTTTGAATGCAGACTCTTCAACAGTTCTCTCAAGATTGAATATTTCTTGAATCAAGAAATTTGAAATCTGTAGAGCAGTATCTCTTTGCTTTGTAGTGTTTTCAAGTTCTTGTGTAAGTAGATCGATTTGTGCTTGTTTATTTTTCATTGTATATTGCTTCTATTAATGCTTCGGGTATTGAAATAACCCCTTCAAATTGATTAACTAATTGATTCCTATTTATAAAAAATTGATATTGTGCTGTAACTGCAGATTCTGACACATAAACCGTATCACCCTCTTTTAAGGATTTTACCTGCTCAGATACCTTTAAAACAGTACCTTTAGAAAGATACGTTTTAGCAGACGGAGTAGTTTTGAGTTTTCCAGATTCTGACATTGTAATATCAGAAAGCGGAATTAAGATACCGTCTTTAGATGTTATCTCTTTCTGCTCGTGCAGCTGGACTATTACCCGACTGCCCAGTAATGTAAGATTCTCTATAATTTTTAAATTTTCTTGATTTTGCATAATCTTTTGCTTTATGTCTTAGCTTCCAATATACTCTAAACTCTTCGGGATTCTTACCAAGATTTTTCTTGAAGTATATTAACATTCCCTTGTAGTTCAATCTGAAAGATCCTATATAATCTAATCTTATTCCCACATGTGTGGGATCTACAAGAAACGATTTTACCTGTTTGAAGTAGTCGGAAATAACCTGAGAAACAAGTTCTATTGGTTCACCAGTAATATCAGATGTCTGTTTAAGAGCTTTCTGTATTGTCGTCAATAACATAGTTTGTAGTAATACTAAATTTCTTTTCTTTGCTTACCTGATCTATTACAGATTTTAAATGTTTTGGCAGGTAAAGTATTCTATCATCATCTCTTATCAAAAATTGTTTCTTAGCTAGACTCTGTAATTTTAGGTTTATAGCTAGAACATTTGTTTGAATATTTTGCTCTTTTAGTGACTTTATTACTTGTCTCTTTCCATGAATTGAGAATCTGTAGTGATTGTACTTTTCAGGAAGTGTGGAGAATTCTACAATTAATTCTCTTTCTTTTGGAGTTAGTCTTTGTTTGGGAGAAACAGAGTTGTTGTATAGTCTGAGATAATGTTCAATGAACTCTTTTAGAGTTTTTAGTTTATGATTTATAGTCATAGTTCGTTATTTTTAGACATAGTTATCCCCTTCCCTCCGTTTTTTTGGTGCCTCGGAGAGGTGAGAGGATCCTGTGTACTTAGCAGGTCTCTTATTAATGTTAGCTTTCTTTATGAGCAGTGCTTCAGTATTTCTACCTATTCATCCCTTTAATACGGGAGTCTACAAGCCCGACCTACCTTGATAACGCATCCTTAATTCTTGTAGAAACTCATTCTTTATATTAACATTCTTTTTTGCACTATCGGTGAAATTTCCTAAGCAGAGCTTGATGGCTGTCAAGATACTCGTATTAACCTCTCTCCCTACATTAATAGGTACATGAGTATAAACCGACTTCTGGGCCCTTACTAGTCTTCCGTGAGTTGCGATGGGGGCCGATCTCCATAAGGCTGGAGGTGCTGGTGCAAATATACGACATTAAAAATCAAATGTCAAGTTTTTTGTCAATTATTTTTAAAATATTTTTTTTATCTTAAAATTTAGGAACATCCGTTACATTTAACTTATTATTTACATCATAATAAGCAGAAGTAGATGGAGCTGATGGAATAGTGTAAGTACCAGTAGTGTAGTGAATGGGATTAACTGGGTAAGTAAATCCAGCGGTACCAAAAGAGGTAAGAGTAGGCACCTTATAGTAATACCTGACTAACTTTATGATATACTCAGGAGGCAGATCCTCGAATTGCTGGAGTAAGGTAATAAAGGGAGTATTCCTTAAAGACTCGTAAGATTCTACTTCTGTGGGAGAATGAGATCCTTTATCTGAGTAGTAGAAGTTATCAGACTTCTTTACTATTACATGATCTTGGTTATAGATCAGATCTTCTATTGTTTTAGATTCGTACTCATCGAGAGCTAAAGTTAAACAGGGATGCAGCATAATTAATTTTGTTTTGTACCGCCATAAAGATTAGCGGGTTGTTCAGTATCAGTTTCAATTGTTAGGGATTCTCTATCAGCTTTGTAACTAGCTTTTATCTTAGTAAGATAAGAAGAGAAATCCAGATAGTGTAGTAGGTGCTGAAATATGTATCTCATAATTCTTTATTAAGGAAGATCAAAAATTGTCTCAAACAAAGGTTGCTCGTAAACAAATATTTTAGCCCTAACAGCACAATCTTTAGCTTCTAGAAGTTTACTTAGAGCCGTAGTTTTCTTCGGCTTATTAGGCTGAGTATCGTGTAGATTATGATCTAAATAATG